AAATATTTGGACAAAAAATTTTGGCTGGATGCTAGCGATCGCTTAATGTATGAGGGCAAAGCCCCAGAGTTTTCTGACACCAGAGCAGCTAGAATGCCAGCTTTCTTCGAGCATAGCAATGTCAACCTACCCCAATACGCTTGAGCCTATACTAGGGCCAAACCCTGAGTCTCTATTAATAGAAATGGAGACTCTTTATCCACCATTTGTTCCTCATCCTAAAGAGGAATTAAATACTATAATGTATAAAGCTGGACAACGCTCTGTTATAGAGTGGTATAGAAATAGATTGGAGGGATAAGTAATGCCAGAAAAAGGTCCAAGTTGGTCAGATAGAGTTAAAGGTTATGACTTTGATCGGGCCAAGTCTTGGTACGAAGCAGAGTTATGGAAATCTGATTGGCGGAACAGAACAGGTTACGAGGATCAGTCCAAAAGTCAAGATGACTTTGCTGAGTTCGGAGCTGATGGCAGAGGTAGGCAGTACTGGAATGCTCAATACAATGAGTTACTAAGGAACAGAGTCTTTGATCAGTACGGTGGTGTTACACCAGATGCCTACGAGGGCTGGTCTAGTGAGGCTAAGGAGGTATACGATACTTGGGATAAGTATTGGAATAAACAATACCCAGATCCTAATGGTGCATTTGCATCTGGAGGCCCTGGCCCTGGTGATTATGATAAAAACTGGGATTTCGATTTCCAGCCAGATCCACCGCCTATGACGGGTGGTGCTGAGAAAAGAGATGGACCACCAGATCCAGTATGGGCTGGAATACCTGATGATATCTGGAAAGAAATAACTAGTGGCCAGAAGAATGCATCTGATGTATGGAAAGATGCTACCGATAAAGAAAAAGAAAACAAAGACAACCCTCTAGGAGGAGGTAATATGGCACATCCTAATGATCCCCCTACCCTGGGAACGGGTATGGATTATGGTTCTTTTATAGATGAGAACGCTAGGCTACGTTGGCAACACCGTAGTCATGGTGATAGATTCCAAGAGAACCAAATGCAACAAAGGTACTTAGAAGGACTGCTTGAATGGGCAGACCGTACAGTACCAGCACTAGGTGATGTAATAGGTAAAGCTGATAGGCTTCAGCTTATGTTAGATCAGTTAGATGCAAGAACTAAAGAACCTACCTTACTTAATGTAGGAGGTCAACAAACTGATGTTAGAGACTTAGGAGGAGTTATAGATAGAATGAGTAGGACGTGGGACGCACAGAGAGCACAGGATATAGGACAGTATAGGTCAGAACTTGCAGCTGCTTCAGCACCGTCAGGTACGGGACCATCTGGAGTACGAGGTGTACAGTCTGGTAAGGCTTTACTACCTGGCCAATCTAAAACATTCTTAAGCTCAACTGGCCACTTCGGTAGAGGCGGAAGGATTAGCACAGACGCATTAAACATCTAAAACAATGTCAGCAAAAGAACGTTACGATTATTTATCTAGTGATCGTTCCCAGTTTCTAAGCGAAGCAGAAGATGCAGGTAAACTCACCCTACCTTATCTCATCCGTGGGCATGAAGAGAATGCCAAGGGTATGAAACAACTCAAAACCCCTTGGCAATCAGTTGGAGCTAAAGGTGTAGTAGCCTTAGCTTCTAAACTATCTCTCAGTCTTGTACCACCACAAACTAGTTTCTTTAAACTACAAGTTGATGAGTCACAGTTAGGAGAAGAGTTTCCGCCGGAAGTAAAATCAGAATTAGATCTATCCTTTGCTAAGATAGAGCGAACTATCCTCGATGCTATTGCTGCATCCGATGACCGTGTAGTAATACACCAAGCACTACAGCACTTAGTCGTCGGTGGTAATGCTCTCATCTTTATGGGTAAGAAAGGACTGAAGTTATTCCCGTTGAACCGCTACGTTATAGAACGAGATGGTAACGGCGATGTGATTGAAATAGTCACAAAAGAACGTATCAATAAAAAGTTAATAAAGAATCTCCTTCCTAAAGAGTTAGAGGAAGATGACTATGAAGATTCAGTTGTCGATGAAGGAGGAAGAGACATAGGTGGCAAAGAAGAATGTGATGTTTACACACATGTCACACGTGATAACAACAGATTCATCTGGCACCAAGAAGTATACGGACATAAATTACCTGGATCACAGAGTAAATCACCAGCTGATACTACACCGTGGTTACCACTACGATTTAATACAGTAGATGGTGAAGCATACGGTAGAGGTAGAGTTGGTCAGTTTATAGGTGACCTTAAGTCATTAGAGGCACTCTCTCAGGCACTCGTAGAAGGCTCTGCAGCAGCTTCTAAAGTTGTTTTCTTAGTATCACCCTCGAGTACTACTAAACCCCAGACGCTGGCGAAGGCAGGCAACGGAGCGATCGTTCAGGGGAGACCAGATGATGTAGGTGTAATTCAAGTTGGTAAAACTGCTGACTTTAGAACAGCCTATGAACTGATGGCTACTCTTGAGAAGAGATTGAATGAAGCCTTCCTTATACTTAGTGTAAGAGATTCAGAACGTACTACCGCACAGGAAGTACAGATGACTCAGTTGGAACTAGAACAACAGCTTGGCGGACTCTTTGGTCTACTTACAGTTGAGTTCCTAGTACCATACTTAAATAGAAAACTGTCTGTCTTTCAGAAAACAGGAGAGATACCCAGAATTCCCAAAGGAATGGTTAAGCCTATTATTGTGGCGGGTATTAATGCTCTAGGAAGAGGACAAGACGTACAAGCATTAGGTAGTTTCCTTCAGACTATTGCACAGACAATGGGGCCAGAAGCTATCCAACAATTCATTAATCCTGATGAAGTTATCAAACGTCTTGCAGCTGCTCAAGGTATTGATGTTCTTAATCTCGTTAAGAGTATGCAGGATATTCAACAGCAACAACAGCAGCAACAACAGCAAGCAGCGGAAATGGAAGCGATCAAAGCAGCACCAAATATGATGAAAGCTCCAATGCTTGACCCATCTAAGAACCCTGCACTTGCAGCAGAGATGGGAGCACCACCTCAAGAAGAAGAACCACCACAGTAAATCATGGCAGAAACATTAACGTTCGAACAGAACACAGAAGTTACCTCCGTAGATAATTTGTCTGCGGAGGAACAAGATTCCCTACAAGTAGGGGAACAGATGCAAGAGGCGGAAGACACCCGACTTGCAGGTAAATATGAGAACGCTCAAGAACTAGAGAAAGCTTATATAGAACTCGAGAAAAAATTGGGCGAAAAATCTGCAGGGGATTCACAGGAAGAAAGTTCTGATGAGCCTCAAGCAGAGAAGGAATCTGATACAAAAGAGAAGACAGAAGAGAAAACTGAATCAACTATCTTAGATGACTTGTGGGAACAAGCTACTGGTGAGAAAGGAGAGTACGAAAAGGAAACCCTTGAAGCATTAGATAAGATGAGCCCATCTGAGTTAGCAAAGATGCACCTGGAGTATAGAAAACAGGTCGCTAACGATCCAGCTGCTACTAGAGATCTATCACAAGAGGATGTCAGGCAGTTAAAAGGTGTTGTTGGTGGAGAAGAGAACTATGCTAACATGCTTACTTGGGCTCAGCAGAATCTCAATGAAACAGAAGTGAATATGTTTGATAAAGTAATGGAGATGGGTAACCCCCTTGCTGCATTCTTTGCAGTACGTTCATTAGCTTACAGATATAACGATGCAATAGGGTACGATGGTAAAATGGTAACAGGAACAGCTCCCAGATCAGATGGAGATACATTTGAAAGCCAACAAGAAATGGTTGCTGCTATGAGTGACAAGCGGTATGATAATGATCCCGCATATAGAAGAAAGATAATGGAGAAACTACAAAGATCTGATATCAACTTTTAATTATGGCTAATGCTTCTGAATGGATGTATAAAAAGGGCCAAGAGGATTTAATTAACGAACTTACAGTTAGGAATCCTAACCCAGATGACAAACCTTATAAACCACCCAAAGATTTACCAAAGCCTGGGGAAAAACCTTGGCCAGGGTATCCGAATCCTATACCACCAGGAAAAGATTGGATAGGAGATCATGGTATGCGTATCAATGATCAGTATGTAGTACCTTCTGGATACCGAGGTATACGAGAACAAGTAGACATTCTTCCTAACGAAGAAGGTGGATGGGGACCTAAATTCAGAATCGAGAATGAAGACGGCCCACCTACTTATAGACCTCTAACTAAAGATGAACTAGAACAATATAATCATGAGGTAGATCCTATGGGTGATAGAGCTCAAGTCAATTATCCTCCTGATAGACCAGGTGATCTATTAATACGTCAAGCTAGAGAACTGTATGGTAAAAAAGATGGTAAGTATCAAAATGCAGATAAATGGATTGATACTTTAAAAAAAGCTAGATTAATGATTGAAGGAACTTAACTATGCCTAAAGGAAAAGGAACTTACGGAACTAAAAAAGGTAGACCCCCTAAGAAATAGTAGTGTAGCGGCGACCTGAACCTTCATCCTCGCCCAGTACACTTATTCTAACCCTTAATGTCTAACAACAAATTTGCAACTGAACCTCAAGTAGAAGTAGTTGATGTAAACTACTATGAAAATGCAGAGCGCGTCAATGGACAACTTGCTATGGTAGGATTCATTGCAGCAATTGGTTCCTATATTTTTACTGGACAAATTATCCCCGGACTTTTTTAAATGACAACACTCTCAGTACAAAAATCTCCTCTCA